CCGCACCGCCTTTGCTTGCATCACTTAAAAACCGTTTTGGCACCGACAATATTTTAGACAAAAAGTTATCCGGTCACGAACTACTTAACCAAGCCAGTATTGTGGGTTGCACAGACAACAGCGAGATGGGTTTAGTAGCATTAGCCAAAGGTAAAACTGTTTACCGGTTTGGCCCCCAGCACACCCAATTCACCTATAGCGCGATCTACAATACTGTTTGGCAAGGTGGTCAACCAAGTACGAAAAGGCTGGTGGCCATACTTAGCAGCCCCAACACAGGACTTATCCCAACCATAGAAACTAGCTACTCAGCCCAAGACCGTATAAGCCGTTTTTTCGCCTATTTCAGCAAGGTACCGCATGTCGCACCCAAACATACTAATCCTTGAAGAAAACGACCTAGCGGCCATGACATTGGCCAGTATTAAGGCGTATGCACCAAAGTCAAAGGTAGCAGTGGTTTCCTGTGATGGCGAAGGGTCTAGGATACGTACAGCTTTACAATGCACAAATAAGGTGACTCTATGCGTACAAAGTGGTGTAATACTGCAATCTGGGATTATATATATGCCGCCAATGGCACGGTTATCAAGTTACAGTATTACTATTAGCCGTGCGCACGTTTTTATAGACCACCCAAGGCAAAGCCATATTTACGGCTTAATGGGGCTGGAGGCACACAAGGGGGTAATGGATACATCGGTGTTTTTTATAAACCCAGAAAGGTGGCCAGAAACACCATTGGTTGATAGGGGTGCGATGCGGGACAAGAAAAAACTTGTTATGCCGCGCTATATGAACCACAAAGCAGACGCGGCACTGGAGGCCGTTAGCGCATGGGGAGCATTGCAATACGGCATGCTAGGCCATGGCGCTGGAATACTAAATTACACCCAGCATTATTTACGCGGGTATGCCACGCCAAACGAAATGTACGGCTACCCTTTAGAACTGGCATTGCCGTTTATAGATGATTTACAGCCAACCATGAAAGATAGGGTTTGGCGGTTAGGCTCAAAAGCCAAAACAGTAGGCGCGCTCTTAAGAACTGGCCTGCAAACTTTTTATGAATAACATTGCGACCATAGGAGGACGGGAATGGAACAGGTACATGAATCGTTGCATAACGAACTAAACTACTTAGCTATGATAAATAGCCTGTTAGAAAACCATGTTGATAGAAGCCACGATGATGGTAACTCTATTGCTGGGTTGGGGGTGCAGGTAGGGTTTGATTTAGGGAAAAGCTTTCCGTCCCTTACTTGCCACCCAGTTGATGTAGAGGAAATGGCAGAGCGCGCCATAATGTTTATGAAAGCAAACAAAAGGGCCATTGCCGCCTTGCGCACACAGCTTGCCGGTAACCCCGATGGGCTTAGCTGCCCCATAACCGTAAAGCATAGCCATGTTATAGCCGTGCAGGCGATCCAGCGCGGTAATGTAATGGACATAAACGTGCAGGCGGGCAACGTAGACCTGCTTAATTACTTACCATGTTTAATGGCAGAGATGGGCATGTTTGCCTTTATGTTTGCCGCAGGCAGCGGCTGCTTAGCGCAAAACCTTAGCATGCAGTTTGCCACCATATGCATGCCTAAAGAAGCCATGGATGATGCAAGGGTGTTGCTGAACACTGAAATTTCACCGCCCAACGTAATTAGTTTACGTGAGGGGGCAAAACTAACAAACATCAAGCCCGCCGATATAGCTATTACACCTTGGGCTGATTGGGCTGCCGCATAGGGTTAGGGTTATGATTACTTTTTCCACTGTAACTGCAATAGACGATACTGAATTTGATCGTATATATGCTGATTCATTAGCAGGCGTAGAAAACGGCTGGCCTTGGCATTGGTGGCCAGACCACACTACGCCCGAGCAGAAAAAAGCGTTTATACGCAGCCAGTATGACCTGTTTATTGATTCTGATTTAGCTGGCTCATTTGTTTTCTCTGTATGCGAGGATGATAGGCTTTTAGGCTTGTATGCAGCTACGCTAAACGATGGCGTTATGGAAGTAAGCCTAAGCCTATTTGGTTTGGACATTACCGCATCTAAGGCTTGGGCATATGGTAATGAGCAGTCAGTGCAAGCGCGTAATACTTACTGGGAAAGCTTGGGTATAAGTGGTTGGGTGTTTTCTATACCTGATTTGCAGTCTGACTTGCGCGCGTTTATCAGCACAGCAAGTGGGACGCTAATGGGCACGGTAAACAGCACGCAAGCCGAAACCCACGATACGCCCCAAGCTGTGATTGACGAAAGGGGAACCCCTGACAGCTTTGGCATAGTAAACTATGCACTTGTAGCCGCCTAACGCCTATCCGCATACCGTTACTGATATACATGCAATGCAGATAAGTGATTTCCGATCATAGCTGATCGCCCCTATAATGCCGCCTCATTTACGCACCCAGAGGCAGCAGTGTTTTTTATCATTTGTTTTACCCTATTAACCCTTACCCTTGTAGCATTTGACGATCTAACAAATTGTTGATGACCGTTGGCTAGTTTGGGACTAATATATGTAGTGCCAATAGCACTATATATGAGGCCAGCATGCCAACAGCATTAGATAAATCCATTAGGCCCGTTGCGGCCAACTTAATTAGCCAGTTCGGCGCTCTAGTTACGTTTGAGCAACTAAAAGGCGGCAGTTATGACGTTACCACCGGTGAGGTTTCTAACAGCACCGGTAGAAGTGATGTCCGAGCCTTAGTTAAAAGCAGTAGCCGTAGGCACCCAACCACGGGCGAAAGCATACAGGAAAAGCGGTTTACCATTGCTGCTGCCAGCTTAGGTTTTGAGCCAACAGAGGGTATGACCCTGCTGCTTGGTAAAAAGCGGTATCGCGCCGTAGAAGTAAAGGCAAGCTATAGCGGTGAACAGGCGGCCACGTACACCATTATAACCAACAGGTTGGGCAACTAATGGCGTTACCCCTTGCACTACTCCGCGCTGCTGGCATGGTCGGCAAGGGCAGCAAAGGCGGCAATCAACCGCTTGGGCTGGAGTTTAAAACCAATGCCGCAGAGTTCCGCAACGACCTAGAAAAAGCAGCCAAAGCCATAGAGGCCGATGTTGAGCAGGTGGTGCGGTTAACTGCTGCCAAGATTGAGCAAAAGGTGGTGCAGCGCACACCAGTAGATACGGGGCGTGCCCGCGCAAGCTGGAATATGAGCGAAGAAAGCATTGACTCTAGCGTAAAGCCAGAAGGTAACTATGGCGCACCGCCAGCAACACCCGTTGGCGCACTATCTGGCAAAAAAGTAATTTATATAAGCAACAACCTAGACTACATCGTACCCCTAGAATATGGCCACAGCGGCCAAGCCCCACAAGGCATGGCAGCCATTGCGCTAGCAGAAGTCATGGCCGAGTTAAAAGCATTGGGTTTAAAGTAAAACCCTTGGCTAATTAAGGCCACCCCCTACCAATCCCAGCACAAAAAACCCGCTTAACACCATAAATTGTTGGTGACGGCTTGTTTTAGGCGATATATTATATGTACTGATGGTAATAGCGCCGATGGCACTATTGGTATGGGGCAATGTATGAGTTTTTCTGACGAGCGTATAGCAATCGAAAAGCGGCTGGATGACCGGTGGACAACCACGCCCATTGCTTTTGAAAACGTCCCGTTTACTGCACCCGAAGACGGCCTATATGTCGCTTTAGACATTATAGCTGGCGAAGGGCTACAGCAAGACATCAACAGCAACCCCCGCCATCGTTACGTGGGCATTATCCAAGTAAGGGTAAACGTTCCAGCCCACCAAGGCAGTGCAACCGCGCGCACCTATGCAGACACCATTGCTGGGTTTTTTAGAAGCCAAACTTTTTCACATGGTAATAGCGGTGACATTGTTTGCCGCACGCCATCAATAGACGTTCTGGGCATAACAGATGGCCAGTACACATTAGCAATTCGCATTCCATATTACAGGGATGCCATTTTTTGAAGCTTAGGAGCCAAAAATGACTGATACGAATCGCGTCTCCCTGTATGTTTTGCCAGAAACAACTTGGGGCACCACACCCGCAGCGGGCACATTTGAAGAACTACGTTATACCGGCGAAAGCTTGGTGTACAACGTTGAAACAGCCAGCAGCAGCCAAATACGCAGTGACCGCAATGTGAGCGATGTTGTGCGTACACAAGCCAGCACCAGTGGCGATGTGCAATTTGAGCTTAGCTACGGCAGCTTTGACACCCTACTTGAAGGGCTAATGATGGGTACTTGGGCCACCGATGTACTCAAAAATGGCACCACCCTAAAAAGCTACAGCATCGAAAAGTATTTTGAAGGGCTAAACAAGTACCACACGTTTAAGGGCTTACGTGTATCTAGCATGTCCTTGGACTTAGGTGCTGGCGACATGGTTACAGGTAGCTTTGCGTTTCTTGGTAAGGGCATTGCAACTGGCACCAGCAGCGCAAGCACTGGCACAGCTACAGCAGCTAACAGCAACAGCATATTTAACGCAGTTGACAACGTTACTGTGCTTAAGGAAGGCGGCAGCACCTACAGCGACAAAGTAATGAGCCTTAGCCTAACTGTGGAAAACAACCTGCGCGCCAACCAATCCGTTGGGAGCCTAGAGGCAACCCGCATTGGTTTTGGCCAGTTTAATGTTAGCGGCAGCATGTCGGTTTACTTCCAGAACCAAGGCGTGTTTGACAAGTTTGTTAACGGCACTGATAGCAGCATCGAGTTTACATTAAGCGATGGCACCAACAGCTACAACGTGCTTATCCCCAAGGTTGAATACACGGCTGCCAATGTTACGGCTGGCGGCGCAAACAGCGATGTAATGGCTGAAGTTGAGTTTACAGCCAAGTATGACGCAACCAACGACTGCACGTTAAAGATAACGCGATAACCCGAAAATTAGGAGGGGCATTATGGATTTAGGACAACTGCGTACTAACCCAAAGGCACAGGAAGATGGTGTGTGGGTTGAAATTGGTGAAGGTGCAAGCCTGCTTATTGGCCGCATGAACAATAGAAAGTATGCCAAGAAATTAACGGCGCTACTTAAGCCATTTGAACGGCAAGTGCAGATGGGCACCTTATCTGATGACAAAGCTGAAGATTTGCTGGCAGAAGCGTACAGCTTTGGCATTTTGCTGGATTGGAAAGGCATAGAGTTTGAGGGCAAGGCCGTCAAGTACAGCCGCGCAAAAGCTAAGCAGCTACTGCTTGACCCTACGCTTAAGGATTTCCGTGCATTAGTTGAAGACTTAGCAGGGCAGCAAAAACTTTACCGCGATGAGGCGATAGAGGAAGACGCAAAAAACTAACACTGTGGATGGATTGGCAGTGCGAATGGGGCCAATACCTTCCACAGATATTAAGTAAGCACAAGCAAGGGGATGACTTACCCGCGTTTGTGGAGCGTATGCCCGTGTTGCCCGATTCCCTGCACTGGGTACGGGATGCTTTTTCAACACTGGCAGCCAGTAGGAATATTGGCATGGCCGCTGGGCCAATACCGCTTAGCGAGATAGAGGCATACGTGCGGCTTTTTGGCCTAGTTGATGATGATTTAGAACGTTTCGTTCACCTTATTTACGCCATTGATGGGGTTTGGCTTAAGTGGGCTAACAAGAAGAAAGGCTAATTGATGTTAAATATTGCCAAGATCATATTGTCAGTTGACCCCACCAAGGCAATAGCTGGCATGAACAAGGTGCAGCGTGGCATTAAAGGGCTACAGCAGCGCGTTTTCAGCTTGCAGGGCGCATTTGCTGCGCTTGGTGGTGCAATCGTATTGCATCAAATAAAAGACGCTACGCTGGCCATGGAACGCCTTGGCATTGCTATGAAAGCCAGTGCGGGTAGCGCAAAAACAGCCCACGATGATCTGAAATTCCTTGAGCGCCAAACCAAGCGTTTAAGCCTTGGCTTTATGGCAACTTCTGGGGCATACCAAAAGTTTAGGGCCGCAGCATCAGCTAGTTCACTTACCCTAGAAGAACAACGCGAAATATTCCTTGGTGTAGCGGAAGCTGCATCGGCATTGCGCCTTAGCGACCAAGATACAGAGGGTGCACTGCGCGCTATCGAACAAATGGTATCCAAAGGCAAGGTAAGTTCAGAGGAATTGCGTCAGCAGTTGGGTGAGAGATTGCCCGGAGCGGTTTTGCTTGCTTCGCAAGCCATGGATATGTCTGAGCGCGACTTTAACAAGCTGTTGGAAACCGGAAAGATCATGGCCACCGACATGCTGCCCAAGCTTGCAGGAGTATTGCGGGATAAGTTTGGCAAGGCCGCAGAGGAAGCCGGTAAAACAGCCGCAGCGTCATTTACGCGCGCCGATAACGAAATGCTACGGCTCAAAGACAACCTTGGTAAAAGCGGCATTATTAGCGCCATGGCAGCTATTAAAGAAGCCATCATTAGCTCGTTTGCCAGCGCAACAGAAGGTGCCAAGGGTACCGGCGATGGACTAATGCAATTTGCTAGGGCAGCCATCCTGTTTGCGGGTGCCCTGTTCGATACATTTAAGCCTGTAATTGCAATTGTTGCTGTTATTGGCAAAACCATAATGAGCGTTATTGAGGCATTTATGGAGGGCTTTGCAGCACTGCCCCCTATCGTTCGTCAAATGGGCTTGTTTGGGGCGATATTCTTGGGGCCAATGGGCAGGCTTGCAATGGTTGCTGTTACCACTGCTATGGGCTTAATGGACGAGTTTATGGCGTTGCTGGGCAAGGTTGCAGGCAAGCTGGCGGGCTTTGTGCAAAAGGCAGCGGATACCATGCCCACGATACTCGGCGGCGGCAAGGACGGCATGTTCCAAAGCATGGCTGATGGCCTTAAAGAGTTTGCCGATGAACAAGCAAACCGCACCGCTACAGGCAAAAGCTACGAGCAAGACTTTTCTCAGTTTGGCAGGGAAGAAGACCCCAACCACTTACTTACCAACAAAATGGTTTTTGACCCTGTTGGTAGCCTAATGGATGGCATGGGCATGGGCATGGGTAGCGGCGCAGAAATGGCTGATGGGATAGTCGCAAAAATGATGGGCACGTTTAACGCCATCGAGGATGCTGCTGC